TCTGTAACTCCATATCTATTGTATATCCTAAAATTGTTTGCCTTAACACCAAAGAACAATAGAAATATAGGATGTGCCCAAAAATATCCTCCGTATTCACAAGGTTTGCTATAGTTATTGATCGATGGATTATAATTACTCATACGATAGCCTACACTGTACAGTCTTTGTATACGATAATTTGCTAATTGCATAGCGAATTGACACCATACTTCTGAAACACCTATTCGATAGCATTCTCTAATTCTAGCCATTGAAGCATAAATATCGTCAGTATAAGATGTTCCAGGAACATCCTTATCCAAGCCTGTAATATACTTGGAATGAGGAATGAACACAGAGCCCATAACAACAAAAAATGATAGAAACTCTCTACAATAAGTACCAATAGAGCTTTTCTTTTCGTTTTCACGGATTGAACAAATTCTTTTTGCATTATAGAGACATGATTCCCACAATCTCAAATCATCTTCTTCTTCAAAATCGACAATATACGTGTAATCGTCTGAATGACAAGATTGATCTATAATTCCAGAAACCAAACCTTTCATTCTGTATCTACGTATTTTATAAAATAGAATTGCAATAGTTTGAGCTATAAAGTGTTTGTATGTTGATAATTTATTAAAGAAACCTTGAGGCCAACCACTTTGAATAATAGGATTTTCATCTGTATCAAAAACTCGATTGATAGCATTTCGGAGATGAGCAGACTGAGCTATGGTTTTCTTAGCTGTCCTTCTTCCTGGTGTATACATTTTATTCTCCATAACTAATTCTCTGTGTTTAATATTTTCTAAAGATTTAAGGGTTAATTTGAAAACATCTTCGTCAATGTAATGTGACATAGGCTTATAAGCAGATATAAGTGAATCCATATTGTCACCTGTTGACCATTTTGATGCGTCTGAAGTCCTCGAGAAAATGAATCTATCGTCATTCCCACTTAATATACTTTCTCTATTAGACGATATGATTTTATGTGTCTCATTTTGTGTCCTAAAATA